AACGCAAGCCCCTGGACTTGTTGGGAGATTAAATAGAAGTTTATTGCCTATGTCGGCAGCTAAAACAGATGCAGAAAAGGGTGTTATCGCTTGGATGGGACAGAGAGATATAGCTCCTAGTTTGGCTAGAATTGAAATGGATATTGTTTATGTCAGAGACATTCCATTTAAGTTTGCTCCGCCTATATATCCAAAGGGGAGGATACCGCTCAAGCCGATTGAGGAGGGATTAATCAAGAATGTCGTTCCTAAAGACCCTGCCCATAAACCTTTTATTCAAGCTATAGCTGAATTTCCCGATAGATATATTTTAACTGTAGAACAAAGGGCTGAGTTTGATTTGCTTGATAGGATTTTACGGGCACAATTGGCACGGGAGTTAGCGGCAGGGGTTAAAGTGCCTCTTGTTGAGTTAGCCCCAGGTCAGCGATATTTCCCTAGATTTGTTAGGGAAATCATAGACCTTGAGACAAAGGCAATAGCTGAAGTCAGGCGTGGTGTAAGTATCAGACCTGGTGTAAGACCAGCATCTTTTAAGGAAAGATATTACGAGGAAGTTTTAGATGGTATTGTTAAAGGTAAGAAATATAGCCTTGATTATCGGGTGGCCGTTGAAACCAGACTTACCGCTGGCAATAAGGCAATAAGCGATAAGATGCTTGCCGATTTCCTTGAACCGTTAGGGAAACTCCCCAAGGAAAGAATAGCAATAGAACTCAGGTTGGGGATGGAAGAGATTACTCAAAGGCGTGTCGCATTAAAGCAAGTCTCTGAGCTTATTGAGCATATCAACGCCAAAGCGAAAATTAGCTGGTATCGTTGGCTGGGAATAAAGAAAATGTATCCTGCTGAATATGGGGAATTATATGCTATATCTAAGGCGAAGGGGACAGTCCCTCAATCCCTTAAAAGGTTTATAGTTACTGAAAAGAAAGCACTAACAGAGACCTCCAAGGGGATTAAGGCTAAATATGCTCGTGAACTCAAGTTGGCAAGGAAGCCCATTTTGGGTGCAGAGGGTTCAATAAATCACGCTGGCTTACAGGGCAGATTATTCCCCGTTGAAATTGCCGACCCTGTCAATGCTTTAATCAGAGGGGAAATAAGTGCCAATCAAGTTCTTTCTCAAATGGCGAAGGTAAATGCTGTGGCTCGTATGGGGCAGACTGCTATTGATACTGGCTTTATGCTTATTCAGGGCTTATTGACTCTAACTAATCACCCATTGGCTTGGGGAAGGGCTTTCGGTATGACATTTCAAACATTGAAAAACCCCAAGCATTGGGCAAGATTTAGCATAACTCATAATAAGACTAAAGGTATAATCGCAACACACGGGGGTGCAAAGTTTGGTGGCACAGAATTTACCGAAGCAGCTAGAGCAGGGGGCTGGTTACAGAAAGTCCCTGCATTAGGCAAGGTCTTCCAGCGATTTGGTCTTGCGTTTGAAAACACTCTTGATACTTGTCGGGTTTTACTTATGGAAGCTAAGATACCACATTATACTCGCAAATTAGGTAGAGACCTGACCGAAATGGAATTAACCGATTTGGTTGTCTCCATTGACCATATGGTTGGTATTAGCTCTATGCAACGATTGGGAATGAGTAAGTTCCTTCAGGGTTTAGGGCAGAATGCACTATACGCTCCAAGATATTATTTAGCCTTTGTTAGTTTTTTGGGTAGAGCATTTCAGGGGGGTATTGGGGGAGATTTAGCCAGAGAGGCATTGGCCAAACTCGCCGTTGCTGTGCCTGCCTTTATGACGGCGTTGGCTTATGCTTTAGAACAGCAAGATAGAGTTCTACCAACCAAAGATAGACCTATTCCCATAATGTTTGACCCTAGAACAGGTGAATTTATGTCGGTTGAGGTTGCTGGTGTTCATATGGGGCTTGGTGGTGTCTGGATTGCTGGTATGAGATTATTGGGTTCATTGACACGGTCAGCCATAGATGACCCAACTGATTTCTTGAGTATAGACCCACACGAAAACCCCATTTTGAGATATGCTTATGGTAGAACTTCGCCAGTTGCTTCTGGAGCGATTGATGTTGTTACTGGACATAATTATCTAGGTGAGCGATTAGATACCCCTGACGATTACTTAAAGGAAGTAGTTGATAAGACCTTCCCATTCTGGTTAGCAGGGCAAATTACCGATGTCCCCAAAGCGGGATGGGAAAAGGGAATGGCTGAATGGTGGGGATTGAGGGCTTGGATGGTTCAATACCGAGAGACGGCTAGACGATACGCTGAAGACCACATCAAGAGTATCCCCAATGAAATGATAATGCCTTGGCAGAGAGAAAAGATTAGAGATGACAGACCTTTAAGATACGAAGACTTAAACAATGAGCAAAGGGCTTGGCTGTTATTAACCTTTGAGGATTACCGTGAAGCTGAAGAGAAAAGAAAGGGGCAGAAACTAGAGAAGGGGACTGACTTTGAGGTTGCCGATATTAAAACTAGAGAGATATTAGATACTGCCTATCAGGTTGACTTAGAAGAAATCGCTACAGGTGTTGTGGGAGGGATGGCGACTATTGACGATTATCGGAATCAAGCTGAATATTTAAGACGGATTCGGTCTGGCGAATATCAATACCGAGAGACAATTCGCCTGTTTCTTGATGAGGAACGATGGGAAGATATTGAGAAGTGGATTGAGGAGAATGAGAAGCCTGAAGATAAGGCTTATGGTAAATATATGGAACTGCGGGGCAATCCTCCCAAAGTAGCTGGCGTGCCTGACTGGGATGCTTGGGAGCAAAACATTGATGACTACTTGGGTGGATTGAACACTGAAACCAGAGAATACATAGAACGAAGGCAGAATGATTGGATTGAGAGTTTACCTGAAAACGCCAAGAAGGTTCAACGCTTAATTTTAGAATGTGAGACAGTTTTGGATGCTTATTATGATATTCCAGAGGGCAAGGCACGATTAGACTATAGGGAGATTCACCCTGAAGTTGATGCTAGGTTAGTTATTTTAAGGGGATTAAAGCCCAGAACAGATATGGCTAAACTTATGACAATAACTCTTCTCAGGGAATATGCAATATCGCAATCCATATTGGGATGGGGAGAGGTAGAGAAGGTGATAGAAACTGAAGGTTTGAATCAAAAGTTCCTTGATTTATTACGGAGGTAAATGAATTTCAATCCATCCCTCAGGAATTGAACCCAAAGGACTAGGTTCGTAAAAGAACACGCTCCCTAAAATAAGGTAAAGCATATAGAGGGTGAGGATTGTCCCGCATCCTATAATTAGATAGGCAATGGTTGTATAAGCCCTATCTTTCATCTTACTTTAATGATACACCCTTTTTAAGGTTTGTCAAGAGGGAAAACAATTTAGTTTGAAATGTGGTAAAATGATAGAGTTAAGATGTCAGGGTTGCAATAGAAAACTCTTTGAAGGGGACTTTCAAGGGTGGATAACGACTGTTTGCCCTCGTTGTAAAAGGTATAACAAATTTGAAAGCCAATCATATCAATCGTATAAACTGCTTCACTTAGAGAAGCAAAACAAACATTCTTAAAGTATGCTATAATGTAAGAGTAGGATTGTTAGAGTAGTGTAGGTATCTTGAGCACACCGACACTAGCATAAAAGGGGTTGAGTAGCGTAGTTGCGAAATCCCCGTTGGGTTCGGAGGCTGTGGAATGAGTCGCCACACTCTAACAATAGCACTTTAACAAAGAATACTCATTGGGTGGCGGAATAGGTAGCACTGAGGTTGACGCTTATCGGTAATCAACCCTTAAATAGCGAAACGGGTGGGTAGGTTATACAGAGATAATATCAAGGTATAGTGTAGGTGCAAATCCTTAGTCCAATGAGTTAAATAACCTAGAGCTACATTGATAGCCCATTTATGAGAACCTAGAGTTCCGTAGATGGGCTTTTTTATTGGCTATATTCCGAAAGGATTTATATAGCAAAATATACGAGGAGGTATTTGAACAATGGCTTTAGAGGAGGCACCCCCTGTGGTAGAGGAGGTTAAACCAGAAGAGGTAAAGCCTACTCCACCAGAGGTAGAACCAACTGTAAAGACTCGCACAGATGCGGAATTTCAAAAAGCACTAGATGTGGCGGTAGGAAAGGGACTTAGCACAGTGCAGAGTCAACTTTCCCTTTCAAAGACTGAGGCTACGAAGGCACAGGCTAGTTTGAAAGCTAGTCAGGCTGACTACCAAGCTCTTCAGGAAGAAATTGCCGAGCTAGAGAAGCTAAATCTTGAAGACACAGATGTTAGGGCTGCCTATACTGATAAGAAGGCTGCTCGTGAAAGTCTAAGGGACATAGCAAGGAAAACAGCAGAGTTAGAAGACAAACGCTATGAGAGTGAACTCAAAGAATGGCAGGTAGGTATGGACAACAAGGCTCAGGAGTTAGTTGCCGAATCAGGCATTAACATCAATGAGTTTGTTGGCTGTAAAACTCAGGAAGAGATGGAAGTAAAGGCTTTGAGGTATCTAAAGGATAATCCCAAAAAGGAAGAAGAACCGCCCAAATTTGACACTGGTTTATCATCTATCAGGGGGGTGGATTTTGACAAGATGAGCCCTGACGACAAGCTGAAATATGGATTTCAGCAACTAAAGAAATAATGGAGGCTAAGTAATGCAAACTATTACACAGTATGAATATCTTGATAGAGATATGATACTGAAGGGTGTTGTGGATTGGTTAGTGAAGGAGAGTCCTTTAATCGGGGCACTTCCTATGAAACCAGTGCAGGGCAATGCTCTAAAGTATAATGTCTCACTAACATTGCCTACTGCATCGTGGCTACAGGTTGGCGACCCGATTTCGGAAAGCACTGGCACTTACGAGCAGAGAAGCACTGACATCTACACCTTGATTCAGAATGCTTATACCGACAAATCTGCGATTGCCTTAAATGCTACCCAAAATCCAGAGGCAATTGATGCTGCTCTGGCTGCCCAAGCGATGGCACACGAGTTTGAGAAGACCCTGATTATCGGTCAGACTTCAGTAGATTCAACAACCAAGCAGTTTAAGGGGCTACTCAGGATGGTGGCTGAACTAGAAACCGCCACTACTACCGACCTTGATGCCATTGATAACGACCAAGTAATAGCAGGCACTACTTCAACTGGTGCGTTGACTATGACTGTTATAGATGAGCTAATTGACCAGATTAAACCAGGCAAGCCTGATATGCTTCTGATGTCTCGTAGAACAAGGCGTAAGCTCAATCTTCTATCAAGGGCAAGCGGAACTGGACAGCTCTTCCTTGCCGATGCAGCGAAATTTGGTGTCAAGATGATGCACTTTGATGAGGTGCCTATCTATGTGTCCGATTGGATTCTTGATAACTACATTGAAGGCTCATCCAGTGTTCAGGCTATAACCACTTACGAGTTTGCTGCAGAGGCTGTGGCAGGCACAAACGAAAACACGGTGATTTTCGCTATGCAAATTGGTGATGACAAGGTAACTGGTCTTCACGCTGGCGAAATGAAGCACGAAAGAGAAGAGGTTGTTGAGGACTACAATGCAATACTCAACCGATATGTCTGGTATTGCGGTCTAGCGTGCTTCAAGAAATACAGTCTTGCGGTGCTGACAGGAATCAATCCAAGAGACTAAACAAAAAAGACCTGAGAGGGCTGGTCTCTAATACGCCCTCATAACCAAGTAATGGAGGTGAAAGGTTAAAATGGGAAACGAATATAAATACCGAGCTAAAGTTCTAAATGTAGGTGGCTACGTAGTGATGTTCCCCAATGTGGGCGATGCTGTGCCTAAGGTAACATTCCCACCCAATCCTTATGCAGACAGCGTGACGCAGTTATTTCCACTAGGCACAAAGCTAATTCAGGGGGAGAGAGTCTGGAGATACTGCAAAAATGCAAACAATGAGTTAGCCATAGCTGGGTTCCTTCAGCAAGCTACATATGTCAACGCTGCACAGGATGACGACATTGTCGTAGCTGTCGCTGCTGACATAGGAGATTACAAGGTTGTAGTAGATAGCCAAGCAGTCCTAGAATCAGCACCACTCAGCACTAAGAATGGAATAGCTGAGGGATACCTGATTATCAACGACGGGACTGGTAATGGGCAGATGTATAAGATTAAGGCTCACGAGGCTTTTAATCACACACACCAAACAGACATTTTCCTATACGACCCACTCACTATAGCCTTGGTTGCGGATAACTCAGATGTTGGGCTTATCCAGAACCCATATGCCAATGTAATCACTGCTACGGCTGTCGTATCAGGTATGCCAATTGGCGTTCCACTGTTTGTTGTAACGGCTAAGTACTATTTCTGGTGTCAGACAGGTGGACCCGCCCCAGTCAGAACGCAGGCTGCTATTGCTCTTGGCACTCCTGCTTGTGTGGGAACAACAGAGGGTGAGGTTGACCCAGCGGCTACGGCAGGAACGGGGACGACTCAGTTAATCGTTGGCTATATGATGACTCTGGGCGTTACTCAAGACGACTATGCCATTTGCTTCTTGATTCTGGACAGGTAAGTAATTCAAGGGGGAGGGTTTATCCAACCCTCCCCCGATAGGGGAACTTATGGTAATACATCTGGGTGATGTTGCGGTGTCTGTAAAGGACTCTGTAATGGAGGATTTCAGGGATAGCAAAACCCACATTGATTTAGGAGCATACTGGAAACCGAAGGAGCGTTCCTTACCCTTATCCCTTTCCCACATCATATTGTGTTCTTTATTGAGGAACTATGTTATCCGAAAGGTTAAAGCTCCTCTCAAGAAAGCTATTGCGAATTTCGCTGAGGGTTATCCCAAGCACAGGAAGCTTTTAGAGACGGCTATAATAGTTCGTGTTGCACTTCTCCCTGAGCCGACAAGGGAGAATTGCATTCACCCTAATACCCTTAAACTATTTGATATTAGGGATAGGTTCTTTGAGTCTTTTGGGGAAGATGCGTTCTTTAAGGCTGCTTGGAAACTTCTTATCGTTGAGTATGAGCACGACCCTTACTACTGCTTTCGCATTGACTGGGTAATTGAATACACTAGAGAAATGGGTTGGGATTGGGAATTGCCCCTTGAGCATAATCTCAGTATCTTAATAGCTGCTAAAGATAAGTTTTTTGAGTATCAAGTAGCGAACGGAACATTGTTCCAAGCTATCTGGCAAATATCTATTGTTGAATACCAGACGATAAGAAGAGGTTTTGTTGACTGGGTGCTTGAGGAAATAAACAAAAGCGATTGGAAACCAAGACGAAGGGATAGACCTGCGAAAGATTGGAAGGAGGTTTTATGAGTGAGCTTATTCCATCCATTCCCATCACGGAATTTAGGAAACTCAAGACTCACGAACTCAGGAGGCTCAAGTCCTGTGAGATAACTTCAGATGGAGAGTATCTATTTACTTTTGTTAATGGAATGCTAGAGCCATCTGGTTATCTCAGAACTCAAACGGAATTTAATGCTCAGTTAGCAAATAGTGTAGCGGGGGAAACCCTAGAGCAGATACTGGAGGAAACCCTTGCCCCTGTATGAGTTTTGCTGCGATAGCGATGGTTGTGCAAAAAGGATTGAGCTAATCCGCCCTTATCAGGATGGGGATAAGCCAGTTATTTGCCCCAACTGTACTAGCAGAATGAGAAGGGTTTTCTCTGCGGTTAATCACACCTTTGGGTGGACACTGAGTGAAAGAAGCCACGAAAGGTTTGGGCCGAGAGATGAATACGAAAGAGATATATAGGAGGTGTAATTATCGCACTTTTTAGCAATACTTTGGCGGTTGTTAGACATTATCTATCATCTGCGGTAGGCGACCTTATCTATGGACAATGTGATGGAAATGGACAGGATACTTCCAATATCTACGCTCCGTTTTTATGGCAACCAGATGACTTTTATAATGAGGGCTTTTACGAAGTCTATGTCTATGCTGGCACAAATATCGGTGTAACGAAAAGGGTAACTGATTGGGTTCTATCCACTTTTCTACTAACAGTTCACTCGGCATATACTGCCGCTTGTGATGATAGTTCATACATAGAGCTACATCGTATTTTCTCCGAAGACGAATATCGCAAGGCAATTAACTTGGCGATTGAAAGTTTGGCTGGCAAGTATTTAGTAGATATAATAGACGATACCACTATACCTTTAGTTGCAGATACTTACGAATATGCCCTGCCAACAAGCTTGCTCTATCTACACAAAGTTACCACAGAACACGCAGTTGCTGGGGATGCATTTTATAACTCCGATGTGATTGACCCAAGAGATTGGAGTATTATTAAGGCTTACCCGCCCTATTTGAAACTTGATAAAAGGCACTATTCAATCACCGCAGGCAAGGATTTAAGGCTTGAAGGGCAGGGAACTCAACCTCTAGTTACTGCTGATACGAATGTTATTTACTTGCCCCCAGGTTGGCTAAAAGCAGAGGCAATATTAAATCTGCCTCAAAATAAAATCCAAAGCAATCAGTTGGATGGAGTTTATGCTCAAGCTCAAAGGGATGTTGAATATTATCGGCGAACAGGAAGGAATTATCCCGAACCGACAGCTAGAAGGATAGTAGAATAAAAAGGAGGTAAACAATGGCAGCAAGTATAAAAATGTTCTCCAAATTTCCCCTCAATCTTCTGGGTGCTAAATTATGCGATATGGATTCAGAAACTAAAATTTTGTGTGCACTCTATACTGACGCAGCAGCACCAAATCAGGAGACTATGAATGATAAGGTGGATGTAGATGCTACTATGACTGAAGTAGCAGATTCCACCAGCAATGGCAATGGCTACACAACTGGTGGGAAAGCACTAACCACAACCGCAATAACTGAAGCTACCCGTGTAACCAAATATGATGCCGTTGATGTGGCGTGGACAGTAGCCACCATCACAGCACGATACGCTGTTATCTATGATGATACAGAGGCAGCTGAAGCTAACCAGCCAGTTATTTGCTACATTGACTTTGGTGAAAACAAGTCTAGTGAAAACGGCACATTCCAACTTACTTGGAACGCAAGCGGAATATTTTCTATAACAGTGGCGGCATAATAATGGCAAAGAAAAAGAAGATACGAAAAGACGTTATCATTAAAGTGCCTGTAGCACGGATTGAGATAAAGGTAAAATGAGATTTTTATGGGCATTACTTATTTGCTTATTGACTATATACGCTCCGATAGAATTGACGAAGTGTATAATAGTAAATCTTCCTCATTCTGCTTATTGGGGCATACCAGTGTGGCAATTTATGGCAGAGATTGCCTGTCTCTGGACTTTGTATATAATTGGAATGGTAATAGTTTATAAGAGGATTAAGTAATGGCAGTTGGTATTGGCTCAGAAGCAATAGATAGAGACAGCTCAATATCTGGTACGAGTTTCACGATTATTGACAAGAACAATCCAGCCAGCATAAGTGGCGAAATCACCAGCATTGACATCTGGGCAAATACAGACGTAACTGGTCTTGAAGTTGGGGCATTCTATACCACAAATGGCAATACGCTTAAATGCCGTGCTAGTGAGGTTATTCCAGGCACTATAACTGCTGGCTCAAAAGTCAATAAGGTTGTTTCCATAGTAGTGGAGATTGGCGATTATATTGGCAGTTATCATACTGGTGGTAATTATGAAGTTGATACATTCGGTGATGGCTTTTGGTATGTAGAGGCTAGAGAAATAGACCCAAATGACGAGAGTGCCTATACGTTGATGGCTAATAGAACAATAAGTCTTGGTGGCTATATAGCACTAGGGATAAGTGTTAAGGTAGCCACTGGTACTGATGATTGTTTTCGGCGACTAAGTGATGATTATTGGGACATAGATACCACACATCAGTATGTTGGTGGTGCGGCCACTACCGAGGAACATGGTGGGGGGATGCGTTTCACCAATATCACAATTCCAAAGGGGGCAACTATTACTAAAGCATATTTAACACTGCGTTGTTCCGAATCATACGCTGGTGCAAACTGCTTTGGGAAAATAAGTGCCGAAGATGTAGATGATGCCATAACCTTCGCTAATGACAAGGCTGCCTTTGATACTCGTTTTGCTAATCATACAACAGCTATAATGGATTGGGATAATATAGAGGCTTGGACAAAAGATACTGATTACAATAGCCCAACTACCGATGGCACAACTACCTTTGCATCCATCATACAGGAGATTGTAGATAGAGATGGTTGGGCTTCAGGACAGGATATTGTTATCTTTCTTGAGGATTTTGACGACAGAAGCACTCACGGAGTTGGTGAAACCAGACTTGCTTATTCCTATGAGGGTAGTTCTACCTATTGCCCACAACTGGTAATTACTTATATAGTAAATGTTGAAATTACAGTCCCCCTTGCCACAGTGACTGGTGAGGGATTAGTTCCAACAATGATACGGGATGTGAAGCCTGCCATTCCCCTAGCAACAATAGACGGTGCGGGATTAGTTCCCACTATGGCACTGGATAGAATATTCTCCATTCCATTAGCAACGATAGATAGTGAGGGTTTAGCCCCTAGTTTTGCATTAGGTATGGTACTCTCCATTCCTTTGGCGACAATTACCAGCGTAGGATTAGTGCCTACTTTACTCTTGGGGTTTTTCAGGGGGCTTTCTGCTGGTTGGACTGGTAGTTTTACTTACACATTCCCAGTTAAGTTCTCATTAAATATCAGGAATATAGCTACGGCAACGGCACGTGCATTGGCGACTTTTACAGGGAGGGATTTAAAGTAAAATGGCAATCAAACACAAGGATGTTGGCACTGAATTAAGCAAGGTTGAATGGGAAGCAGCAGATACCCACGAAATTGAGGGATTTACCTCAACGGGACCGATACTTATGTCTGGGGATGGA